ACATTATCTGGTCTGTCATTACCTTTGATTTTATATTTGGTAAAGAGAGTTAAGTCTTGAAAGATATCCTCTCTTAATTTTCCTCTTTTAAATAAATTCTTTACTGTAATGTAGTCTGATATTTTAGCATCGGGAAGTCTGCTAACATATTCAAAATCTGGAACCTTGCTAAAGTAATTTGACATTTTAGTAACCTATTTCGTTTTGTCCAATACCATTCTCACTATAATCACTATTAAATACTGGTTCAAGTTCACTGAATCCCAATGCCATTTGGTACTTGGTCATTATACCATCTCCAAAAGTAGAATAATTACCATCAGGAGTATATTGAATACCGCATGATGTTAAAGCACATTCCTTAAATCTATTTAACGCTTGATGAGTTCTGTTAGCATTTTTATATTCTAACCTAAATGTATGTGGAGATTTTAAGAACAAGTTAGATGCACTTTTAATTGGAGACATTCCTTGTTTAAAGAATCTTATAATTTTAAGAATAGTTCTACCTTCACCAGCACTTCTTGCAGTTAGATTAAAAGAAAAACTAAACTCTCTTAATTTAGGACCACCAAATAGTAATTCCATATTAGGATTAATAACTTGCCCATCTGCTCTTTGCATAAGTGCTTTGCTATCACCCGTTGCAGCACCTGCAATAGATGCTGATAGTGCATCCTTCACTTCTCCAGAATTAGACCCAATATTTTTTAGTGTATTCTGTGCTTCAGTTGCTCCCTCTTTAAATCCCTCTTCAATTGTTCTAAGAGCAATTTGTGCTAGTGCCATTTGTCCAGCATTCATACTTCCACTATTCCAATCAACTCCATTGTTATCTCCTATCCCACCAGGTATAGGAAGAAATACTTTTCCTATCGATCTACTTTCGCTTGCTGATCTATTGTCACCACCAAACTGATTATTAGAATTTGCTAATCCTTTAGGAATATACTTCATCATTGTGAAGCAAATAGTATCACTTCTTTCTTTTCTTAATGTTGTTGGATATACAAGAATGCCAAACTTATTTCTAGTTCCGTCAGCAGTTTTGGATTTGCTTGAAGTTCCTCCTCCACTTGAGGTGTCATCACTAACATCTTCATCTACTACTCCTACTTGTCCATTTTGTCTATTGGGATTGTTTTTTAATGATCTATTTCCTTGCCCTCTTACATCTTTAGTGCCAGAGTCTACTGCTTTATTATTAGAACCTGATATTTTATTAAGAGCTGTTTTTTCTTGTGAAGTAGTAGCAATATCACTACTTACAGAATTGACTTGATTAGTGGATGCTCTTGATATAGTTCCTTGATATTTCTTTTCATCTGCAGATGCATTGTCATTAAATGATATTTTTCCAGCACTATTGCTTGTGCCTATTACCGTAGCATTATTTCCTTTTGCATCACTATATCTTATAATTTCTGTTGAGTATTGTGGAGGGTTGCCTGTAGGACCAGTAACTTTTGTGGCAGTATAAATTGTGGTCTTGTTTCTAGAGTTAGGACCGACTCTTATTCTTGCTATCTGACTTGTAACCGCCATTATAGTATTTGTTTTTTTATTATTTAGCGAGGATTGAGAATAAACTTACCGTAAGGTATATTAAGAAGGTCATCAAGTTCATTGCGTTGTACAATATAAAGTTGACCTGCTAGTTCATTCCATGTATAGTTTCTAGATTTTCTCCAATGAAAGTTTAATCCTTTGAATCCCCATTGTTCTAATGAGGTACAAGCAATCAATGGATGTTGGTCATATGTTTTACCAGGAGTTTTAGCATTGTATACAAAAGTATAGAACCCTCCTACTTCAGGTATAGGAGTAACTGTGTCATTTAATGCACCCATTATCTCTAACATCATCTCTTCGGGGTCATTAGTTTGATTGTTTAATTCACTAAGGAATTTTCTAACACGATTATCTTCTGCCTCTGCCGCAGCATTAAATCCAAAGTCTTCTTGTTCTTTTGCAGCATCTCTTTCTGCTCTTTGTTTAAGTGTTTTTCTTGGCATTATCTTATACCTAATTCTTTTTCAGTGACAACTTTAAATTCAATCTTTCTATCCTTACACCATTCATTTGCTGCCTCCCACTTTGCTTGGTTAGTTGCATAGGTTTTGCACTCGTAGATATATGATTGGGTCACTTTCTTTTTTGGTTTGGGTGGTTTGGTTTGTTTTAGAGGTTTAACTTCGATTACATATGTTTTAGTTTTACCATTATTTTCTTTCACTTTGATAATAAAATCTGGAAAGTAACGACGTGCTTTACCATCAGGAGCACGATAGGGTATCCAAAATTCTTCACTCCCCCACTGGATAATGTTTTCATTTAAGTCGCACCAGTGGCAGAATTTTCTTTCCCAACTACTACGACAGATAATATTATTAACATTACCATTATACTTTTTTGGTTTAGTAGGTTTAAATAAACTCTTAATACTTTCTGCCATCTCTTATACATAATATATAATGTCAAATAGTATTTATAAATGCCTATTAAAAGGTCAGTCTCAGACATTAAATCAAATTTACTTTCACCTGCATTAACTTCCCATTTTGAGGTGAGCTTGGACGTTCCCAATGCTCTATCAAAATGGAGAGGTCAGAATAGACAAGGTAGAATACAGTTGATGTGTTCAGAAGCAAGTCTTCCAGGATCTTCTCTTGCTACACACCAGATTGATAATGACTTTCATGGAGTAACTGAGAGACACGCATATCGAAGAGTATATGATGATAGACTTGACTTAACTTTTTATTGTGATGCTAAAAACTATCTACCTATAAAATTCTTTGAGGATTGGATATCATATATTACTAATGAGGATAAATCTGCTGCCAAATCTAATTCATATACTTATAGAGTTCAGTATCCTGATACATATACGGTTGCTGGATTAGAGGTTACTAAATTTGAGAAAGATTATGCTCAAGCATTAACGTACCAGTTTATAAAGAGTTATCCTTTACAGATAACATCAATGCCTGTTTCATATGATGGATCAGATTTATTAAAGTGTAGTGTTGCAATGACATATATTCGTTACGTAGTTGATACTAGATTAAGATCAGAGAATGGTACTTTATTAAATCCTTTCCAACAAGCATTAGCTAATACTGCTGGTAATTTTACTAATGCAATTGTTGATAGAGTAACGGGTAATGATTTGTTAGGAGATATTGCGGGAGGAGTTGTTAGAAATCTCTTCTAAATAAATATACTGACATTGTTATAGAATATCATGCCTTTACCAAAAATTGCGACACCGACTTATGAGTTGGATTTACCTTCGACAGGAAAAACAATATCTTACAGACCATTTCTAGTTAAAGAAGAAAAGGTTTTAGTTATTGCTTTAGAGAGTGAAGATACTAAACAGATTACTACTGCTATTAAAGCAGTATTGAAAAATTGTGTTCTCACTAAGGGAATAAAAGTAGAAACTCTTCCTACATTTGATATTGAATACTTATTCCTTAACATTAGAGGAAAGTCTGTGGGAGAAGAGTTGGAAGTTAATATTATATGTCCTGATGATGAAGAGACTAATGTGCCTATCTTTATTAATTTAGATGATATAAAGATTCAAAAGAGTGATGAACATGATAAACAAATTAAGTTGGATGATAACTTAATGATGGAGATGAAATACCCTTCATTAGAACAGTTTATTAAAAACAACTTTGACTTTGATGATAAGAATGCAATGGATCAATCTTTTGATTTAATTGCAACATGTATTGATAAAATTTATAATGAAGATGAAGTCTGGGCAACTGCTGATTGTACTAAGAAAGAAGTAAAAGATTTTCTTGAGTCAATGAATTCGTCACAGTTCAAAGAGATTGAAAAGTTCTTTGAGACCATGCCTAAACTTAAGCACATTGTTAAGGTTACTAATCCCAAAACAAAAGTTAAAAGTGAAGTTGTTTTAGAAGGGTTAGCATCTTTTTTCGGGTAGCTATGGTGCATATGAGTTTGGAGAGTTATTTCAAACTTAATTTTGCTTTGATGCAATATCATAAATATAGCTTAACAGAGATAGAAAATATGATGCCTTGGGAAAGAGACATTTATGTGGGTCTTCTCCAACAACATCTTGAGGAAGAGGAACTAAAACGAAAACAGCAACAAGCGAATGCCTAGCAGCAATAACCTAATACAATCTTTAAGAAGTGCCCATGATCCTCATTTTAAATTAGAGGGTAGAGTTGGTGGGCTTGAAAAAGGAATGGGTGTTGAAGTTGCTAAGTTGCATAAGACATTAAGTAAGTCCTTTGTATTGCAGAGGAAAACTTTAGCAAGAGTTCTTGGACTTGAGGGAAAGGTTTCTGAATTAGAGGCACAGCAAGCAGCAGAAGACCAAGCAAAGGAAGGTATAGATGAGATATTAAATGAATTAGGTGTGGGTGGAGAGCAAGAAGCAGAAGCAGAAGAAGAAGAAATGGGTGGTGGTACAAAGACGAAAACAAAACCAAAGGCAAAAAAGAAACCAAAGATAAAAGTTAAAAAGAAAAAGATAAAGGCAAAGGATATTGGTTTTAACTCACGGGTATTTGGTAAAGATGAGTCGGGAGAATATTTAAGTTCTAAAGACAGGAAGAATAGATTTAAGTTATCTAAAAAGGGCGTAAGTCAAGCACCATATGAGGGTGTAAGTCAAGCACCATATGAGGGTGTAAGTCAAGCACCATATGAGGGTGAACAATCAACTACACAAACATCTTCTGTATCAGATGGATTGTTGAATGCAGTTAAAGGAATTGCTGAATCTGTTGATAGGATTAAGGAGTCTTTAATTGGTCAAGGCGAAATTCAAAAGGATATTGCTGAAAATAAAAGGAAATCTGGTGAGGAGAAGGAAGCAAAGAAGAGAGAGAGTGGACTTGAGAAGTTTTTAGGACCAGTTAAGAAAGTTGGTGATAAGATTCTCAAACCATTTAAAAGTATGTTGAGTCAAGTATTTGATTTTTTGACGACTATATTCTTTGGAAGAGTTGCATTTAAATTGTTTGAGTGGTTTAGTAATCCAGCCAATACTGATAGGATTACTAGTATATTTAAATTTATTTCAGATTGGTGGCCTGTTTTATTGGCAGGTATTATGGCATTTCTACCTGGTCTATTAGGTCCATTGGGATTGATTGCAGGAACCATTGCTTTATTAGCATGGGGAATTCCTAAAATAATTAATGCTGTTAAATCTATTTTTGGATTTGGAAAAGATATTGATAAAGAATTGAAATCGGGTAGTGATAAACTTAATAGTGATGTGGAGAATGCAGGGAAAGATGCGGAGAAGAAATTAGAACCTGGAAAAGAAGATAAGGATATTCCAGGACAAGATCCATCCAAAGCAGGTGTCCCTTCTGAACTATCTGGGGTTCAGCAGAGTCAGGAAGACGTGCAGAAGTTAGCAAAGGGTGGTGAAGTTCAAGGTTCAGGAGATAAAGATACTGTTCCTGCAATGCTAACTCCTGGTGAGTTTGTGATGAGTAAGGGAGCAGTCGAAGAGTATGGAGTTAATACTTTAGAAGGTATGAATGCTGCTGCTGGTGGAACAAACATTCCAACAATGCAGAAGGGTGGTGGTAAAGGAATGAATTTAGGTGTTCCACGTTTTGGTGGCGGTGGAATGACTAAGCAACAACAGATAATGCGGCAAACTGATTATGGTGAGGATGGTAGTATATCTACATTTCAAGCAACACCAGAACAAAGAAAAGCATCATATGCAGAGATGGGAATTCCATCTATGGAGTTGATGGATGGTTCAGTTGTTCCAGATATTGGTAAGATAGGTGCAGAAAAAATTCCTGCTGCACTTGCACAGACAAGACAAA